ACTTTTTTTTTGCGTGTGGGAAATGAACAAATTGAGTGACGGGCCCGCCGCCGGTGCCGCCGGCGCGTGGTGCCGGCGCGCGGCGCGGGCGGTGGGCGTGTGTCTGGCGGGTGGTGCGGCGCCTGATCATGTGTTCATTATGTCCGGCGTAACCCTGACAAGTCAAGCGTAGTCAGGCGCGGGTATCGATGTGCCAGGACGCCCGGCCAAGCCAGCCGAACTGCACGTATTGCAGGGCACGCGCAGTGAGTCGAAGCACCTCGCGGCCAGTCCGTTCAACCCGCCACGGTTCGCCGAATCACCGGAACCACCGGACACGCTCGGCGAGCACGCGTCCGAAGTATGGAACGAATACGCGCCGCTCCTGGCGGGCTCCGGTGTCCTGCGGGCGACTGATCTGCCGGTGTTCGAGGCCTACTGCGTCGCTGTGGCAACGTTCCGGCTGGCCGCGAAACAGGTCCAGAAGTACGGGCCGTTGATCATGGGCGAGAAAGGGGCAGTCAAGAATCCGGCAGCCACTGTCATGCGTGAGCAACAGGCGGAAATCCGGCAGCTGTCAACGCTGCTCGGGATGAATCCGGCTGCGCGACAGAAGATTGGCGGCGACGATGGATCGGTCGTTGCCGATCCTTGGGACGACCTGTAGTGATCACGGCGGTCGAGTCGGCGAACGGCTACATCGACAGTGTGCTGTCGGGCTCGACGCCGGCGTGTCGCTGGACGAAGCTGGCATGTGAGCGACAGCAGCGTGATCTGGAATTCGGTGTCGACGGCTACGTGTTCAGCGAAGCGCATGCCGAACGCGTGTGCAAATTCGTGCAGCTGTTCTCGCACATAAAGGGCTCGCTCGCGGGTCGTCCATTGCTGTTGGATCCTTGGCAGCTGTTCATCCTGACTACCGTGTTTGGGTGGGTCGACGAGGATCTGAACCGGCGGTTCAAGACGGTCTACCTCGAGGTAGCCAGAAAGAACAGCAAGTCAACGCTGCTCGCGCCGATCGCCTTGTATTGCGCGTTCGGTGAAGGTGAGGGCGGGGCAGAGTGCTACACGGCCGCGACGACTGGCGACCAGGCGCGCATCGTGTTCGAGGTCGCGAAGGCCATGGTTCACAAGTCGGCCGGGTTCCGACAAAGGTTTGGCGTCGAGGCGATGACGCACGCGATCTACCAGGAGTCGTCGAACAGCTTCCTGAAACCGATCAACGCGGAGGCGTCGACGCAGGACGGTCTCAACGTGCATTTCGTTTCCATGGACGAACTGCACGCGCACAAGAAGCGGGATCTGTACGACGTCATGGAAACGGCGACCGGCGCAAGGTCGCAGCCGATCGTCTGGAACATTACAACAGCTGGCACCAACAGGGCAGGCATCGGGTACGAACAGCGCCGCTACCTGACGAAGGTGCTCGAGCGTCAGCAGCACGACGACGAGTACTTCGGTGTTATCTACACCGTGGACACCGAAGACCTGGAAGACGGTCGCCGCCACCTGCTATTCGAAGATGAAACGCTGTGGAGAAAGGCGAACCCGTCATACGGTGCCGCAGTGAACCCGGCTGACATGATGCGGCTCGCCAGGAAGGCGCGCGAGATGACCAGCGCGCAGAACAACTTCCTGACGAAGCGGTTGAACGTGTGGGTCAACGCTGACATTGCATGGATGGACATGCCGTCGTGGGATGCCTGCGCTGACGTGACGCTGACGCTCGACGACTTCGAAGGCGAGGATTGCGTGCAAGCGCTCGACCTGGCGTCAAAGCTCGACATCATGGCGCAGGTGCTGATCTTCCGTCGTCTGATCGACGGCTTGCATCACTACTACCTGTTCGGCTTCTACTACTTGCCAGAAGAGGCGGTCGAGAACTCGCCGAACTCGCAATACGAAGGGTGGGAAATCGAAAACCGATTGATCGTTTCGCCGGGGCCGGTGAACGACTATCGACTGGTCGAAGATCAGATAAAGGAAAACTCGAAGCGGTTCAACGTGCGCAAGACGGTCTATGACCAGACGCAGGCAGCGCAGCTCGCCTCGAGGATGGATGAAGAAGGTATTCCGATGGAAGCCATGGCGCAGTCCGTTGCCAACTTCTCGGAACCGATGAAGGAAATCGAAGCGCTCACACGGAGCCGCCGTCTACACCACAACGGGTGCGAGGTCATGTCCTGGATGATGTCCAACGTCGTGTGTCACACGAACGCGAAAGACCAGATTTACCCGCGTAAGGAGGCACCCGAAAACAAGATCGATGGACCAGTGGGTGCGATTATGGGAATGCGTTCCTGGCTCGACTGGAAAGACGAGGAGCCGGAAGAAAACGTGTACCAGTCTCGCGGACTGCGGACGCTATCGTGAAGCTGTGGCGTCCGCTGTTCCGCAAGTCTGAAGCACCGACCAGCGCGAGCACGCCGCAGCAACTCGAAGCGCTGCTACGGGCATCGGTGCTGGCCACGGCGAACGGAATCACGGTCAATCACGAGCTCGCGCTACGGGTGCCGGAAGTACTCGCGTGCATCAACGTGCTGGCGCAGTCGATGTCGATGCTGCCGCTGCACATGTACCGAACGACTGCGACCGGCCGCGAGAAGATCAGCGACCACCCGGTATACAAGACGCTCGGTCGTAAGCCGAACCCGCTGCAGAGCCCGCTCGAATTCCGGCGCGTGATGACGTTTCGCGCGGCCTGGCGCGGCAACGCATACGCATACGTGACACGGCTCGGCGGGCGGGTGCTGCAAGTGGTTCCGATCAGTGCGCCGGTTACACCGCGCGTGCTGGACAACTACACGATGGAATACGAAGTTCAGTTGCCGAAAGGCGATCGGCGGGTGCTGAAACAATCGGAGGTGTTCCACCTTCGCGGGCCGGTGTGCCTTGACGGCGCGGTCGCTTGCAGCCCGGTTGAACTCGGCCGCGATGCGATCGCGACGATGGTTGCTATCGAGCGATTCGCCGGGCGCTACTTTTCGAAGGGTGCGCAGGCGAAGGGGGCGTTCAGGTTGCCAGCCGGCGGCGCGCTGAAAGACAGCGAATTCGACCGATTGAAATCTGAACTCAATGCGGCCGCATCGGGCGATGTTATACCGCTGCTCGAACAGGGCCTCGAATGGGTAGCGATGGACTACTCGGCTCGCGATTCGCTGCTCGACTCAATGCAGGCTGCGCAGATTCTGAAGATCTGCCGAATCTGGCGCATCCAGCCGCACATGGTTCAGGAGATGAAGGCCGCGACGTTCTCGAACATCGAGCACCAGTCGCGCGAGTTCGTCGATCACACGCTGATGCCATGGATTCGATTGTGGGAGTCGGCCATACAGATGCAGCTGATCGAGGACGACTCCGACGACGCGCCGTATCCAAAGATCAGTGCACAGGCACTGCTTCGCGGTGACAACAAGACACGGTCCGAAATGTATAGATCAGCGGTCGGCGGTCCATACATGACTCCGAACGAAGCGCGGGGCCTCGAAGAGATGGACGTCATCGAAGGCGGTAACGAACTTCTACGGCCGATGAACATGGGCGAGGCCGACGAAGACGAAGAGCAAGCAGACGACGCCACTGTCGTCGACGACGTGACCGGGGAGGTCGACACGTGATGCAACGCAAGCACGTACCGCTGAACGTGAAAGAGGTCAGCGAGGAGGGCGAGTTCGCCGGATACGCCAGCGTGTTCGGCGTGATCGATAGTTACGGCGACATCATCGTCGAGGGTGCGTTTGCGCGATCGCTCGAGGAACACACAACGGTCGGCACCACGCCTAAGCTCTTGTGGCAGCACGATTCACGGCTGCCGATCGGTGAGCACAAGGTCATCCGCGAGGATGCGAAAGGGCTCTATATCGAGGGACTGCTTTACCAGGACGAACCCACTATTCCAGAAGCGGGCCGGGCACACGCGCTGCTCAAGCGCGGCCAGGTCGACGGGATCTCGATCGGCTTCAGTTTCTACCGGGACGGTCCGGGTTATGAGTACGACAGCACACACGACGCGTGGATGATCCGCGAAGTGCAGCTGTGGGAAAACAGCCTGGTCACGTTCCCGGCGAATCCAGAAGCGCGCGTCGATGAGGTCCGTACCGCACTCGCTCGGGGTGAGTCGCCGCCACCGTCGACCATGGAGCGCGCACTGCGGGAAATGGGTTTGTCGATCGCGCAGGCAAAGAAGTTCATGGCGGGCGGGTACTCATCCATTCGAAGCGGCCGGGACGAAGACATTGCGGGCGAGCTCGGCTCCCTTGCGTCGTTGATTCGTTGTTCGGATAGCGAACCCGACGCTCTCGATTCACTCTTGACCCTGGCCCGTAGCGTTCGCGCGTAGGGCCGTACACCGCGCCTTCGCGACGTCGGCGCATTCCTTTCACCTTTAACTGACACGTGCCTGGTCGGCGCGTGACCCGTCGCTCGCGACGTTCGCCGGGTTCCTATGGCCACACATTCAACACACCAGAGGAACACGAATAGATGGACGCACAACTAAAGAAAGCGGTCGACGAACTTGGAGGTGCAGTCGAAGAGTTCAAGGCGCTACACGGCCGGGTTGAAAGCCTGGAGAAAGCTGGAAAGAGCACCGACGACGTCGAAGCTCAACTCGTGAAAGCGAACGAGAAGATCGACGAGCTCTCTGCCACAAAGGCCGGGCTCGACAAGCAACAGCAAGAACTCGAGGCCGCCAAGTCGAGCATCGATGAACTGCAGACTGGCAACAAGCAACTGCAAGCCGAACTCGAAGAGCTGGCGAAGCGGTCGGTACCTGGCATGGCCAACGGCGACTCGCCGGAGACGGCCGAGCACGCGAAGGCGTTCAACCGCTACATGCGTTCCGGTCGAGATGAAGGGCTCGCTGATCTGCAAGTGAAAGCGCTGTCTGTTGGCGTCGACAGTGACGGTGGTTTCGCAGTGCCGGAGCTGGTCGATACCAACATCATCGAACTGGAGCGCCGCGTGAACGTCATGCGTCAGGTGTCGAGCCAGATCACGGTATCGACGCCGGACTACAAGAAGCTCGTCAACCGCGGCAGTGCAGCTGCCGGATGGGTGGGGGAGACCGACCCCAGGCCAGAGACTGCGACGCCGACGCTCAGTCAGTTGGCCGCAAGCATGGGTGAGCTGTACGCGAACCCTGCCAGCACGCAGCAGGCGCTTGACGATACGTTCTTCAATATCGAGCAGTGGCTTGCGTCGGAGGTGGCCATCACGTTCTCGGAGAGGGAGAACACGGCATTCACCACCGGCGACGGTACGAACAAGCCGGCCGGTCTGTTTGCGGCTCCGCGGACTGCAGACGCCGACGCGGCGCGTGCCTTCGGTTCGTTCCAGGAGACGCCGACCGAGGCGGCGGGTGCGTTCTCGATGGACGACCTGATCAGCTCTGTCTACAGCCTGCGCGCTGGCTACCGGGCGAATGCTCGCTGGATGATGCAGGGACTGAAGATTGCCGCCGCACGCAAGTTGAAAGACACCGATGGTCAATACCTGTGGCGACCCGGTCTCGAAGAGGGCCAGCCAGACCGTCTGCTCGGGTATGGAATCGTCGAGAACGAAGACATGGGGACGGGCGTTGCAGCGGGCACGATCCCGTACGCGTTCGGTGACTTCAGCCGGGCGTACCTGATCGTGGATCGCATCGGAACGCGGGTGCTTCGTGACCCGTACACGAACAAGCCGTTTGTTCACTTCTACACGACGAAGCGTGTAGGCGGTATGCCCATCGATTCGAACGCGGTGAAGTTCGCCGCTTACTCCGCCTGATGACACGACTGCGGCGCGTTTGACCGCGCGCCGCAGTCCTACCGGAACCGACTATGAGATGTCAGATCACGAAGACGTACAGCACCGGCGCCCGTCTGCTCGAGCCGGGCGAGCACGAACTGAACGACGCTGAATACGCCCGGGCGCAGGCGTTCGGGGTGATCGGTCACGGCCAGGCGCCGGCGGCGCCTGATCAGCGACAGGAGACGGCCGTAGATCCGCCGAAGAACCGGGCGCGCAGGGGCAGGGTCACCAAGTGAGCTACACACGCCTGCTCGAGCGCATGGAGCAGGACAAGCCGCTGTTGAGCCTCGAGACGGTCAAGGCGCAGGCGACCATCGAGCACGAAGAGGACGACGCGCTGTTGCAGGGCTACATCGACGCCGCGATCGAGCACGTCGAAGACCGAACACGCCGCACGTTGACTTTGTCTCGATACCTCATGTCGCTGCCGTGCCTCGAAGGCGTTCTGACGTTGCGACAGCCGCCGATCCGTGAAGTCAGTGACATCACGTACCTGGACGACAAAGGGGATCGACAGACGGTCGACCGCGCTTCTTTCAACGCGTCCACCAGTGACGAGTGTGCGCGTATCAGGCCAAAGGGATCATGGCCGACCGGTACTGATATCGAGGTTCATGTCATCGCGGGCTATGGGTCTCGCACGATCGGAAGCGGACCCGGCTACCCGGCACCGTACCCGGTCGTATTTCATTCATCGACCGAGAAACTTGCAGCACCGTCGACGATGATTCTCGCGGCGCAGATGCTCGTGGCGCACTGGTACGCGAACCGCGAAGCCGTCGTCGTCGGCACCATCAGCGGGTCGGTACCGCACGGCGTTGACGCGCTCCTGTTCCGTCACCTGCGTTACAAGGCCTGACGCATGCGTGCCGGACGTCTGCGTACACGCATCAATTTCGAACGGCCTGTAGACACCGCTGACGGGCTGGGCGGCGTTTCCCGGACATGGGAGCCCGTTCTATCCCGTCGGGCTGATCTGTTGTCGTCCGCCGGCGTTGCCGTCGAGGAGCTCAGTCAACGCTATTCAGGAATGACACACGCCTGGACGTTGCGCCCGGTGGAAATCGATACGACGTGGCGGGCAGTCATCGACGGCGCACCGCATCGAATCGTCGCAGTACTTACAGACCGGGTTAACCAGATCCGACTACTCACTGAATCCAGCACGCCAGAGGCAAGTACGTATGGACAATAATCATGCACGGGACTTTCTCATGGAGCGAGAGGGCAATACGCTCTACTCCACCACGATGGAAACCGTCGAGTCTTTCCAGAAAGAAAACGACTGGTTCGTACGCGTTACTGCGCAGTACGAGGGCGAGGCGAAGCCGGACGTCATGGAGATGAAGATGGAAAGTTTCCGCAGTCTCTATCGTCAACAAACGTTCTCAAAGCAAGCGCCGTCCGCGCCGGCTTCGGGTAACGGGTCGCAAGGGGATGTCGGAGAATTTTAAGATCGAGGGCCTTGCCGAACTCGACAAGGCGATCGGTCAGATAGACGTGAAGCTGGCGCGCAAGGAGATGCGCGCGGTAGTGCGTGAACTCGGAAAGCCCATGCTTGCAGAAGCGAAGCGTCGGGTTCCCTACGCGGGTACGCGGAAGGGACCGCGCGGTGACACGTTTTCACTTCGCGATTTCCTGCGCATCCGTCTCTCGCCGGGGCGCGCGCGCAATCGAATATCACAGGTGCTGTTTGACGTCGGCGTGTTTCGCGCGCCGGCGACGAGCAAGGATCCGAAGGGATACAAGGTTGCGGGCGGTCTGTCTCGAAACGCTCGGGCGCCGAACTACGCGCAGATCATCGAGGCACAGCAGCCCTTCCTGCGGCCAGCGTTCGACAGTCATGCCGGCAAATTCCTGCGGAACATTCGCGGCGAGTTGGCGAAGCGAATCGAGTCGGTCGGCGAGCGCGTGTGATCGAGGCAATGCTCGTCGCGCGGCTTACGCCGCTGACGCCGCGCGTGTTCGGTGGACAAGCGCCACACGACACCGGGTTCCCCTACATCGTGTTCAAGCAGGTGTCGGGCGTTCCTACCGGATCAACCGCCGGGGAGAAAACCGATCGGTGGCAGCTGAACCTGTACTTCAAGGGTGGTTACACAGCCGGGCGAACCTTTGCCCGATCTGTGATTGATGCACTCCCCGATTGTGGGAGGTACAACGGCGTCTGTGTTTTTCGCGGCGTTTCAGAGGGTCCAACAGATCAATACGACCCTGACACAGAGACGTTCTTCGAGAGCGTCGACTACATCGTTAACTACGTGGAGATTTGATCAATGGCGCAAAATGCATGCGGTGTGGAGATTTCCCAGGGCAGCATTCTGTTCTGGAAAGACCCGGCCGACGACGTGTACAAGCAACTCGGGAACATCACCGAATACCCGCAGTTCGCGTTTACGCACGGTACGGCCAGCTGTGACGACGACAGCGCGGCCGGCTGGGCCACGCGATACAAGAACGGCAAGCGCGACGGCGGCACGGCGACCATCGGCTACAACTGGGTTCCGGGTGATCTGGTTCAGGAGGAAATGTTCGGCGTATTCGATTCCATCAACGAATCGGCATTCCGGATGCAATGGTCCGACGCCGGCGCAACGAAACTCGATTTCGCGGCGAACGTCACCGGCTACAACGCGAGCACGCCGCCACCGAACAGCGACGACGCGAAGAACACGCGACAGCTGTCCGTCGAATTGACTGGTCAGCCTGTATGGGCCTGACCCGTGCCGAACTACTCGCGCCACGTGAGCGCATCGTCGACGTCCCACTCAAGTCATGGGAGGGGCAGACGGTGCGCATGCGGTTCCTGCCAGCTGGCGAGGCTGACGAACATAAGCGGTCAATCCAGACAGCGGAGATCGGCGAGCAAGTCCAGGCGGTGCGCGCGTTCATTCAGGCGACGCTGCGCGACGAGGAAAACCAGCCGTTCGAGCTTGAGGAAATCGATTCGCTTCTCGAGACGCAGCAGGTCGACGTGGGTACCGAAATTGTTGACGCGTTCCTGCGGAGGCACTTTCCGTCGGGGGAGTCGGCGCCAGTCCAGGGTTGATATTCAAGCATCGGCTGGCCCTTGCGCTGGGGTGTTTCGTTCGGGACATCAACGAACGGATGGATGCCGACGAACTCGCGGGCTGGCGGGAGTACTCCACGATCGAGCCGTTCGGCTTCCCGCGCGAGGAGGCGCGTTTCGGCACGATCGCGGCCAACATAATGGCAATTGCACCATTCAAGATGAAGGATTCACGCGTGCGTGACCCGAACTGGTGGCGTTATCGCCTGGTCAAGCCGATGACTGACAAGCAGGCGATCGCGAATATGCAGGGGCAGTTTCCGGGCGCACGTAAGAAGCGACGAGTAGCGATCATCTAGCCATGGCAGTCAATATCGCGTCCCTGCTCGTTCGGCTCGGGCTGGACTCGGCCGAGCTGACGAAAGGCTTGAAAAAGGCTTCGAAGAGCACGAAGACGTGGGCAAAGGATGCCAAGAAGAGCGCCGATCTCGTCGCCACCAACATCGGGCGTGCGGGCGTTGCTGCGGGCGCGTCGGCCGCTGGCTTTGCTGTGCTGTACCTGCGCACCGCTCAGGCGGTTACGGAGCAGCAGAAGCTCGCGGAACGGCTCGGAACGACCGTCGGCAGCATGCAGGTGCTTGGATCGGCTGCAAAGGCGGCAGGCGTCAACCAGGAGGGGCTGAACGACACCCTTGCAGATTTCGTCGAGCGGCTTGGCGAGGCGAAGATCGACGGCGGCGAGCCAGCCGAAGCGCTCAAGTTCCTGGGTCTCGAGGCGGATCGGTTGCTCCAGCAAGACCCGGCCGCAGCACTGCGCGACGTGCTCGACCGGATGGCCGAGATTCCAGACGCGGGTGTCAGAGCTGCAAACGCCGCGAAGCTGTTCGGCGACGCCGGCATCGAACTGACCACCAACTCGCGGCGACTGGCTGATGAGATCGACAAGGCCAGGCAGAAAGTCGATGACCTGGGCGGCGCGCTCAGTACTGTAGACGCCCGGCAGATTGAGGCTGCGTCGAGCGCAATTGCCGATGTTCAGCTGGCGTTCGATCTGACGGCGCAGAAGATCACGGCGAAGCTCGCGCCCGGTGTCGAGGCCGTCGCTCGACAGTTCTTCGAGGCGGCCAAGCAAGGGTTGCAGTTCGAGGACACCATCGACAAGATCGTTGTAGGTGCGCTCCGTGGCGTTTCGACCGTAGCCGAACAGGCCAGCCGCATACTTTCCACCATCGCGGGCAATCCAGACGTTGCACAGTATGGCGTGCTTGGATACTTGGTTTTCGGGCGTAAGGGCGCGTTGATCGGGGGATTGATCGGCTCGGTCACTGACACGCTTACCGGTGCCGCTGCAAAGATCCAGGGCATTTTCACGGAGCCAGAAACTGAAGCCGAAGCGCTAAAGCTGCGACTGCGCGAGCTGAACGGAGAGCTCAGCCATTCAGCAACGCTTGGCTCGTTTTACGGGGAGACGATCGGCGGGTTTCTCAGCGGCAAATTCTATGGTGAAGAGTCCGAATTGCGGGCGGAGGTCGGCCGCATTGAAGATCGGCTTGTTGAACTCGGGGAGCGGGCTGCCGGTACGAATATTCTCGGCAATGCGGCAGAGGCAAGCGCGAAGTTCTTCGACGGCCTGTCTGATTCGCTCACGACCATTGCCGATGCCTACGGCGAGATTCCGACCGACATTGAACTACCGACGCCAGTCAACTCGATTGGTGGATCGGTTGGTGAGATAGAGGCCGCTGCAGCGGCACGTCTGGCAGCAAACAGGGAGTTCTACTCTGCCGACATCGTCGACTATCAGGCGTATCAGGCGTCACGTGTCGATGCGCTCGAAAACGCTGACCAGTACGACCGTGAACGCCGTGATCGCGAGCTGACGGACAATCAGACGCACTACGCGCAGCTGTTTGATCAGTACGCCGAATACCAGGACTCTCGGGCAGAAGCAGCACAACAGGCGATCGAGGAGAGCGAAACGACCGATTTCCAGCGTGATCAAGCCGCGCTCGACCAGTATTTCGCTTACCGAACCAGCCAGGAGAGTCAATTTCAATCGACCTGGACAGCGTTTCAAGCTGCGGGCGCCGCAGATCGTCTGTCGATCTTCACGCGGGAGACGTCCGGTGCGCTCAGCATTCTGGCGCAGCACAGTAAAGAGTTCTTCAAGATCAACAAAGCGGTTGGCATCGCTAATGCGATCGTCTCGACCGGTGTTGGCGTGACCAAGGCGCTCGAGCTGCCGTTTCCATCGAACCTGTTTGCTGCGGCAAAAGTCGCTCTCGAGGGCGCCGCACAGCTGGTGCAGATCAAGAGCGCCCGGTTCGGTGGAGGTAGTGTGTCTCGGCCTGGATCTGCCGGCAGCGGATCGGTACAGGTCGATACGCCGACTGTTGCGTCTACACCTTCGAACGAGGCATCGGACCAGCCTACCGTCGCCGGCGAGGTTCAGCAGGCAACGACCATCAACATTCTGAACGGTCTGTTTCCAAACACGGCATACGACGAAGTCGTCGGAGACAGCATGCGGCGGTTGAGTGAAGAGGAAGCGTTTACGGATGCTGACGGCCGTCCGCTCGACGTGCGAAACCTTGGCACAGTGAGGGTTGCATGATCATCGTCTATCGATCGGCGGTTGACATCATCAGTGCTGATCGCATCGGTGATGAGTTCGACTTGCGCCTTGATCCGTATCGGTTCCCGATACCGACCGACAACGAGGAATTTTCCGTTGCGCGATCGATGGACAAGCGCACCCGGCAGTACACGCATGTATCCAGCCATCGCACAGGCCTCATCGAGGCTCGCCGCATTCCAGTGAGTCGATTGGATCAGCTCCGGGAGTTCGTGCAGAGCGCCGCGCGCGGGCAGTCATTCGAAATTTATCCGGAGGGCTGGCACGGCCACCCGGTACTCGGTTATTCACAGTGCTACCTGACCAATCCCGAAACGTCGTACAGATACGACGGGCATCAATTGCTCGCCTGTACGCTCCGGTACGAACAGAGCAACTAACCCTGAATGAGTCGAACCATACGGAGCTACGGTGGTGCGCCGCCGTCACTGCCTCGCACGCTGACGTTCGCGAGCGATTGGGCCCGCCTCGAGGAACAGTTCCCCGATGCGGGCTTCCCATGGCAGTTCTTCGGCAACGGGCCAACGAGCTACTACGACCAGCCGTCCGGCGCACAGGTCACGCAGAACGAAGAACAGCAGTACTACGTCAAACAGTCAGAATTGCTCGGCGTGTCTGCGGCTCAGGAGTGGGACAACGGCCGACCGTGGAACGTCGATAGCAATGGCCACCTGGTGCTGCGCGCAATCAGGACGCCGCCGGCGTACGAGGACATTGCTTATGTGTCGATCAACAGCTATCGGGTCACGGCTGTATCGGGACGAAACATAACCGTCACGGGTACCAACTATTTCGATCGTGCCTCCGGCACCAACAAGACCGGTGTCAACGAGTACGAAATGGGGTTGTTTACGGGCCGGCCTTGTCAAATTCGCCAAGGCAACGACCGTTACAACATCGAGTCGGTGAACGGATCGACCAGTGTGACGATTCGCGTTGACCGTGACGTTTCGGGCATAGCGGTAAACAGTCTCGTGCAGCTGAATCGGCCAACAGAGTTCATCAGCGGGATGCGATCGAGCCGCCGCGCTTTTGCTCAGAAAATGGGATCGTTCGAGTGTCGGCTACGATTCCCGGCCGGTCGTGGTGGGTTCCCTGCGGCGTGGCTTTGGCCGAATGAACATCAGTGGTACTCAGGCGACCCGGCTACACAGCTGATATTCAGTACTGCAGATCGATCGACCGAAGTTGACGTTGCCGAAATATTGGGTCACGCGCCTGATATCTTGTATTTCAATCTGCACTCGCCGCAGCCGACCATTGTTCCGACGATGCGCGAGTTCGTCACGGCTCGCGGACTGACTCCGTTCTATCCAGATGCGCCCGGATGGACGGGTGGAGCCAGTCAACAGCATCAAGTATTGATCGAGCCGGGTTCACCGGACTACATCAACGGTGCAACGGACTGGATAACTGTTCGATTCGACTGGTATCTCGACAACACCGGCGCCTACTTCGTAAAGAAAGACAACTGGTCAGACTTCCGGAAGGTGGCCAGCGCGCACATGACGCCGCACGCGGATAACGGCGTGCTCGATGAGCACTGTTGGTTTCTGAATAACGCAGTGAAGGGCAGTTTCAACGTCAATCAGGAATACAACGACCGAAACTATCCGCGTTTCGTCAGTGCCGAGCCTGACATTTACGATTTCAAAATCGACTACGTGCGAACGTACCAGTGGGACGGTGGCATAGGCGGTGGATCGGGACTCCCGGATCAGTCGGGCGCGATGATCTACACGACCGGCGGCGGGCTGGTGCAGAACGGCGTGATAACAGACCCGGGCACACCTGGGGGCGGCAATACCGGCACGACAGAACTACGGCCGAAGCGCAACCCTGACGTCATACAGCAGCCGTCGGTCGTTGCGGCTGGCACGTACAAGACGCTCGTACAGGAAATACCCGAAGGCGCCGACGTGGACGATTACACGTTCGCCTGGACAGTGGGTCCGGGTGCGACGATATCGGGCCCGTCGGATCAGCAGACAGTCACCATACTGATTGATCCGGATGCGACGGGAGATACCTCGGCCACCTGTACGCGCACGCCGTAGCGAACCATGGCCGTAACTACCGTACCGCTTACCGTTGCAGCAACGGAGGCCGCGCCGTACCTGCCACAGTCAGCCGAGACGTGGACGGCTATCGAGCTGCAGTTCAGTCCGTCTGAGCGTGTGTTCATCATGTCGCACGCAGAGGCAGAGGCCTACATGCCGGAGGGCACGTCGTTTGTGGGCCCAGCTGGCAACCGGGCTTACATTGCCGAAAACGGGCTTTCTGACATCAGCAGAAACTGTGGGTATCTATCGGGCCGCGCCCGGATATCTCAACCGACGTACAAGTTCGTCGATACGGGCGGCGAGCTTTCGCAGCTGTTCCGGAACAAGAATCTCAATCTCCGATCCACGTTGAACCGGCGTATCCATGAATACTCGTGGGATGCCCGAACGAATTTCCCGGTCAACGTGCAGTTTGGCGATGCTTCGAACCTCGCCGACGCGTCGTTCATCATGCAGAATCACTCATGGTCAGAAGGCGTCGTCACGATCGAGACTTCGGATATCAACCGCGGGCTCGCGCAAGATATTTTCTCGCCGCTGCAGTGGCAGATCAGCAAGTCATACACGGCAATCGATGCTCTGATCTACGTGACGTTGCCTGTTGGTCTGATCGATGAGCAGGACTGTTTCTTCACTCGAGGCCAGCATTATCACGAGCACGCCGGCGAGCGCGGCTTCTACATCCGCGTGGACAAGACGGGTGAAATTATGTTCGTCAGGGACATCGTCGAGCGGAACGGTCAGACCGCTTTCGAGGTGTCGCGTTCGGAGAGGCTGACGGAAGCGTTCGCGCTTGAGATACCGGACGACGCAGAGCCGACGTCACTACCGACGGCGACGGAATGGATTTACATCGACGAGCCGATAACGGCCAT